TAAACGAGAAAAAGAAACAAGAGTTCATCGAGGATTTTAAGAAAGCGTTTGATCTCGACGCAGATGAAAAGGAGATCGCGCAAGCCGTTCGCGCCGTCCATGAACGGATCAGCACAGATCACGACCTATACATAGCGGTATCGGATTCACTTACCTCTAAGGAGCGGTCGGCGATCAAGGCATATTTACGAATAGCAAAGGAGCAAAGATAGTGGCTTACGACAATACAAATCGCGGTGTTCTCTTTAAGAATGACCAGAAAGGTAATCCGAAGCGACCGCAGTACCGAGGAACGATCAACGTCGAGGGGACGGAAATGAATCTCTCCGCGTGGATCAAGGAGTCGCAAAAGACGGGCGATAAGTTTCTTAGCCTCTCTATCGAGAGAAAGAAAAACGCACCGCCGAAGCCGAAGCGAGAAGCAATCGTTGACGATGCGTTCCAAGACGATGAACTGCCGCCGTTTTAACAGAGGAATAACTTGTGAAAAAACAAACTGATTCGACCATCCAGATTCTCGAAATCACGCAAGGCGAATTGAACGTCTGCGTTATCGGAGAGTCACCCTTAATTTATAACCGCATGACGAATAAAGGCGCACAAGAACTGCTGCTTCCAAAGGGTAAGAAAACCGCAGCAGAGAAAGCGGTATCCATAAAGCACGATGTAATGAAAGAGTACCGAGACTCGCCCTACGTGAATAAATACGAAGGAGCAACTCGATTGCAGTTGCCGAGCGTAATGTTCAAGAAGGCGATGATGGTTGCTGCGCTTGACTTGCCTGGAGCGAAGAAAGCACAGATCGGAAGGTTGGTATACGTTGCTGAAGATCGAGTTGACGTATACGGAACGCCGCAAATGCTGATGGCGATTACACGATCAGCGGATATAAACCGAACTCCCGACGTTCGTACCAGAGCAATCGTGCCGAGATGGGCTTGCGCTTTAACGATCAAGTTCACGAAGCCTATGCTTAATGAGCAAAGCGTAGCAAACTGTCTCGCTGCGGGAGGTGTAACCGCAGGGATAGGCGACTGGCGTGTAGAGAAAGGCTCTGGCTCTTACGGTCGCTATCGTCTTTGCTCTGCTGACGATCCAGAGTTTATCGCTCTGATGCAGGAAGGCCGAGAAGCGCAAGATGCAGCCCTTGAAAATCCTACGCCTTATGACGATCAAACTGCCGACTTATTCTCTTGGTATTCGGTAGAGGTTAATCGTCGCGGCTTCAAGGTGGTGGCGTAATGGAAGATAAACTCAAAGCACTACAGGCTATTGAGGCGGCTTCTGGGGTGCTTACCCCAGAGGCTGTGCTTGAGGCTGCAAGGAATCCAGAGTCAATCTTGCATGACTCCTTCACTTGGGATGATACCGAGGCCGCTCATCAGCATAGGCTATATCAAGCGCGTAAATTGATCTCTAGCGTCAAAGTACAGATAAAGACAGAGACGCGAACCATCTCGACAGTCTTTTATGTGCGCGACCCTAATGCATCAAAAGAAACGCAGGGATATGTTTCGTTAACTCATCTAAGACGAGATGAAGATTTAGCGCGAGAGGCGTTGCTGCAAGAATTCTCTCGAGTAGCGTCTGCTCTTGAGAGGGCTAGACATCTTGCCTCGGCTTTGCAGATGGAGTCCGAAATTGAGAATTTGCTAACGACTGTTCGTTCTTTGCATGAGCGAGTAGAGCATCGCGTTAGCCAATGATTCAGCGTAGAGAATCATTCTTGAGGTTAGATGCGACAGATCCGGTCTGTTCGGGTCGGGTCAAGTTTGGCTCGACAGATAAGATAGGGCGTTTTGTGGCCGGGTGAAGTGTGGTCGGCAGATTAGATTCGGCATTTTTTGGAAGGCGCGGCATAACCTGGTTCGATATGGCAGATCACGCGCGGCAACATTTGGCGTGGTGCGGAGGAAAGTTGAAACGTATATTCCCTAGAGGCACAAAAAAGGAGGCCATCGCGCAAGCGGTGGTTCTCCTAATCCGCGACACAGATATCGCGTGGCAGATCACCGTAGAGCCTTTCAAGAAGCCGCGAACGAATCAGCAGAACGCCTACCTTTGGGGAGTGGTTTACCCGACCATCATCGAGGCGGGAGGCGAGATGCTTAAAGGGTGGCTAGCGGATGACCTGCACGAGTATTTCTTAGGAGAAATCTACGGATGGGAAGTGCTAGAGGGTATGGGACGTAAGAGGATGCGACCTGTTAAGCGATCCTCTCGCATGACTCGCTCGGAGTTTATGGAGTACCTAGAGCAGATTAGTCAACGGTGCGCGAATATGGGCATCGTCATACCGGAGCCGTCTTACGAATGACCCCGTATATCACCCTTACCCTTGCAGAGCGTAGGCTTGCGGAGTTTATGGGAAACGCACGTTACGAGCGTAGCCGTCGCAGCGGGATCGTAGATCGTAAGGTCGGAGGGCAGAGCAACGAGGAAACCGACCGAGAGGGGATAGCCGCCGAATTAGCGTTTTGTCGGTATATGAATCTATACCCGCCTATTGATATAGGCCGCTATGACGATTGGGATTGCAGACTACCGGACGGGAGGCGTATAGATGTTAAAAGCACGATGTATACGAGCGGTCGATTACTCGCCGTCATATGGAAAAAGCCGAAGCAGATAGATTTGTTCGCGCTTATGGTGGGGAAGTTCCCGATCTATCAATGCGCGGGATATATAGAGGCTAAGGTTTTGATGACAGATCAGTATATAACTGACCTCGGGTATGGCCCTGTATATGCCGCATCGCAATCCGAACTGCTAGATATCGAGGAACTGAAAAATGAAATTACGAAAAGAGGCTAGAGGGCGAGAGTGCATGGTTCGGCTTATCGGTATCTGTAACCACAACCCCGAAACGACGGTGCTAGCCCACATAAGGATGCCGGGGATTAGCGGAATAGGAATGAAAGCCGATGACTTGCTCGGAGCGTGGGCGTGTAGCAGTTGCCACGATGCGATTGACCGTCGTTCGCATACCGATCTCGATAGAGACTATGTGCGGCTTGCTCACCTAGAAGGGATGGCGAGGACGATAACCATACTGCGTAAAGAGGGTATCGTATGACTTGCTTTTCTTGCCGTTGGTCGATAGCGAAAGGAAAAGATTTATGGTGCCGGCTATGGGATTGGAAGGCCGACCTAGAGTGCAGTCACTTTGTTTACGAACCCGGCACAGATGAGAGGAAAGTATGAACTGCCTCGTATGTTTAGGTCGGCTATGGCTACAGGACGAAAAAGGGGATTACTTTCGTTGCGGAGAATGTAATGCAACAGGGGAGAGAAAAGAAAATGGACGGAAAATGGTTATTGATCTTGAGCGTTATCGTCGTGAGCGTCGTACTAGGGTGGATGTACCGCCGTCTACGGGAGACGATGCAGCGTGAGTGGAAAAGAGTACCGGCCCCGAACTGGGCGTGTAAGAGAGGATGGAGGGATACGTGGTGATTGATCAAGAATCCCCTGCCGGCGCGTGGGCAGAAGAATTAAAGCGTATGCCTTGGGGATACGGGCAGCAGCGAGAACCGTCCCTAGAGGAAATATACGCCAAGTTAAGGCGGGAAGGGTTTACGCGAGAAGTCGACCTAATCCAACGATACGTTGAGATCGTTAAGGCGCAACGATAGTCCCTTCGATCTTCCACGGTCGGCGTTGCTTAAAGTATTTACCACCGCAGCGGCACACTCCGCCGAGTAGCCCGTCGACCTCTTGATGCGAACAACCCCACCCGATTCCGTTCCACGGGCAAAAGAAGACACAGTTCTGACACGCATCTGGCTCTGACCAAGCCATTTCTTCTAGTACGTCATCGTGTATCGTCATCGCCGCCTTAGCCAAGTTAAGTAGTCCGCTCCGTATTCCGGTTCCCAAAACACCTTAACCATGTCGGGATGGTCGGGCGGAAGGTTAGGATTGATAACCGTCACCGCGCAGGGCGATAGGGCGTTATCTCTAAAGCCTTTATCTTTTGCAAAACGATCGTACACCTTGTACGAGGCGACCTTGATCGCGTGCATAGTAATCCCCGCACTTGCATCTTTAAGGACGCTATATGCGCTTTCGTGGCGGTGTCCTGCAACGTAGATATGGTCGCGGGTTCCCATGATCGCTGCCTTCATCGGGCCGTGGGCAGGGTTCCAGATCGAGGAGCCAGAGTGATCGTGACGAGCATTTACCCTTACCTCTGCGCCGTTCGGGAACCTTAGCGCAATCCGAGCCTCCGAGGATTTATAAAGGGCGTTCTGTTGTTTAGCGATCCACTTTAAAGGGTCGCCCGAGCCAGACCAGAGGTCGTGGTTACCGCCAATCATATAAAGCCATTCGCAGCGGTTAACGAACCACTCCGCGATACGCCACGCCTGTGCCGCCGAGGTGCTTTGGTCGGCATAGAGACGGGCTAGTCGACCGCACCAGTTATTCGTCGTATCGCCTACGTTACAGGCGAATAGTCCCTCGGTTCGGTTAACCAGAGCCGTATGTCGCTCAATAGCCTCGATATCGCAACCGTCGTCGTCAACGTGCGGGTCGCCAAAGTGCAGCAGTCCGATAGGGCCACCGATCTTTATGCGAATCGGGATAAGTTTAGAGGCTTCCTCATGCTCGCGCTTGTGGGCAAATTTGCGCTTTCGTTGCTCGATTAGTTCCTCGATAGGAACGTCATCTTCGGGGAGCGGCGTAAACTCGAAGCCTCTCGGAGCGTCGACATTTCGCCCTTGGTAGGTCGTACCTTCTATCTTAATTCCTCGCTTCTTCATCTTAGCGAGTCGGGCGAGGAAGGCTCGATAACTTATGCCCAGGTCTTTAGCCGCCTCATGTCGCACCCAGTTGTGTTTAATCAAAGCATTAACGATTTTTTCGTCACTTGCCTTTTCGTTTATCACTTTTCACCTTTTTGCGAACGACCTTGATGCCGAGTTCCTTTCGGCGTTCATCGGTCAGTTTATCGTCGCGTGTTCCACTCCACTCAAGATGCCCATCGACGATGCGAAATTGCTCTTTGTGAACTAACGCACAGTCGCAGCACTCGGTGTAGTTATATCCTTTTACGCGATACCAAC